CATATACTTTTGTATACTTCCTTTAATAGAATTAGCCACTGCTGTAAAGTGACTTTTAGCTCCGTAATCATGAGGGTTTAAAAAATGTGAATACACATCCCTTATCTCTGTATCTATTTTTGGTCCTTTATCATCATTAATTATTTGAGCCTTAACAGAACATTTTTTATCCATGTAAGGTATTAATTTCTTACAATTTTTTTCTGATATACTATTTTCAAATTTATAAATAGCTTCGTGTATTTGCATTCTTGTATTTTACAAAAATTAACCATTTTGTAAAGAACGATCTACAAGAGCATAGGACACTATACCTTGTATCTCATCAGCTGTACCAGCAGTCATTTTTAAAATATCACCTTCTTCTAATACCAAAGTTTGTGATATTATTTGTCTTGTAGTATTAGCTGCAATAGACGCATTATCTATTCTAAAAGTAGCAGTTGCACTAGTATCAGTAACTTGAGTCACTAAAGTTACAACACCAGTTGATCCATTGTGTGCTTGTATTTGTTTTATTAAACATCTACCACTTGTAGGAGCTGTAAGTATCGAGGTAGTGCCAGTAGAAGATAAATTAAAACCTGCGTTTTTATATTGTATTGTCATGATATAAACCAGTTAAAGGTTTGTGTGTCTTTACTTATATCATCTTGGTAAGAAGTATTTAATTTTTGTACCATTTGATTTAAAGCTAGGTTTATTAATCTTTGATTCTCTACACTATATTCTGTTTTTGGATCGGGTATGTTTGTAATTATTTTTGCCATTACCTTCTCCCATCTATTTGTGTATCTGCTCTAAAAGTACCATATCTCCAAGTTTCATCCGTAGCTGTATTTTCTATTTTAAAATTAGCTGCTCTGGCTCTAGCTCTTGTATCTACTTTTTGTGTAGAAGAAGATACTGTAAAAGGCCCAAGACTACTACTAGCCTCCGTATCACTTGGAAAATCTTTTAGATTTATTGTAACTTGAGCATTACCAGTAAGTGCTCTAAAGTCCGGAACAAATCTTCGTATAGTTAAGAAAAACTCACCTGTTGCTTGAACACCTTCTCCAGCTGATGTAACTTCAAAATCTCCGCTTTGAATACTACCGACTATTGGAGTAGTAGCACTTGTGTTTACTTGGTTATTACCAATTTCATGAGCATATAATGTAGAAGCACCATTAACATTTGTAACTCCTTGTATTGTAGGAAAAGTAGGTACTGCCGTGTCATTAAAATCAGTAGCATAAGGATTATCAAAGACAGTTTTGTCGTAATAAGTTGTTCTAGCTAATGAACCAACTGTCCATAAATTTTCTAAATAATTATAAGTCACAACCCTATCTATTTGAAATGATCCCGCTTTTGGGTAAAACCAATTTATCTCACCAAATAAAGAATTGTATCCTGCAAAAATAACATCGGAGGCATCAAAATTTAAACCTAAATCTCCATCATCAATTGTAGTAAAAACAAAATCTTCAACTGAACAAGGTATTTTTTTAACTGTACCATCGAATAAATAAAATCCACCAGCTTGGCCCATCCAATATACAACACCATTTACAGCTACAACGCCATGTTGTGATATTAAACCACAGTTTGCCCCAGCTTGTTCAATACCAAAAGTAAAAGGAGGCCCTATAAAACGCATACTATATGCAGCAGTATCTGTAAGAATTAAATTATAAGAGCCAGCGTTTACCCCTCCTACTATTTTTGCTCCAGCATCTATTCGTAAAGTACCTGCTGTGTTTACTGAAGTTGGTGTGTAATCTGTTAAACTTTCTTGATCAGAAAAACGTATAAACATTTTATCTTGTGTACCACTTGCTATAGTTGGTTCTGTCCCTAAAATTATAAGATGTCTATCCCTATCAGAAATTAAACTCATAACACTTTTTTCTGGTGCTCCAGATACGACTGTAGCTCTAGTTCCTAAAGAATTTGATACTGAAGGATTCCATTGAAAAGTTTTATTATTACGAATAGTACCAATTAAAATTTCACCAAAATTATCTAATGACCAATTACCTGGTTCTAAAATAACAGCTGTCTCATCAGTGGCATTTCCCCAACCATAATATGTAGATGCTTCAATTACAGATGCACCATCGTCATGAGCAGCAGTTGCTGTACCAGATGCTCCTCTTGATATACCTGTAAGATTTGCTCCAGCTTTACCTGAGTATGTTATTAATTCATTATCTATTAATATAGTTCCACCATCAGATGAAAAATTAGTAGTAGAATCTAAAGTAATACTTGTACCAGAACCACCTGTTCCGGCAGAGTCATTTAATAAAGCTCCATCTAATGTATTAGAAGCAAGAGGAAAAGTTTCACCACCATACCTACCTGTGCCAAAACCATAACCAGCTGTTTGAAAAGCATCACCTATTCCAAAGTAAGGAGTAACGGTTGCACTACCCGCAGCTGTCATTGCTGTTCCTGTTTCACTTGCAGGCATTGTAATTGTAAAAGTATCAGACTCTGCTGTAATTACTTGATATGTATTATTAGTAAAATTAGCTGTAGTAAAAGATGTAGCTCCTCCACCTGGTAAAGTTACACTACTGAATAAAAATAAATCACCTTCTGTTAAACCATGTCCAGATTTATTTACTGTTACTACAGCTGACCCATTCGTAGATGTAAACGTGCATGAAGTTAAAGCTCCTCCTATTGGAGTAATATCATAAAACTTACCGTCGTAATAAACAAACAAAGCTTTGTTTGTTCCAATGGCTATAAATCTTCTTCCTGTGGTATCAGCCCAAATATGTGTAGCTCTTGTAACACCTACTAAGGTATCTGTCGTAGTTTGTTCCCAACCACCTATTTTTTCAGGATAACCATAACGAAAACGAACATTATCGCAGTCAATCCATTTACCTTGTGCTCCTGTTGGAGTTACCTGTTTGTTAATACCAGGTGCTATTTTTACTTCACTGAGAGGCATATAACTGCCCTATCTTTTGTAACCTGTTACTGCTGAATCGCTACTCCATCTATTTATACGAGCAACCTCTGTAACTTTTCCATCACTATCAACAGTATCAGTATGTAAAGCTCTTATTTGAGCAGTGCTTGTGCAATTGTTTATAGATGTTATAATATCAGAACAATCAGTCCTAATATCATTACAGTATTTCGTTACATCTGAAGGTATGGTTTTTGAACTATCCATAGTAACTCTTTGAACCATCCAACCAAAATTCTTCATTTTTTCAAAAGCAGCAATTTTAACTGACTCTATACAATTAGTTTTTACAGCATCTATATCTTTTTCTGTAATTGTATAGGATTGAATAACTTTTTTACTTGAATTATTATAAGCATAAGACGGGTCAGATGTGTTTTGTGTAGTCGGATCACCAGTTGTTCCACCTACAATAGTGTATAACCCAATTGAATTAAGTTCTGATTCAGACCATAGTGTAAAAATACTTTTTGGGTGTTTAACCTCATTAATAGTAATTGTTTTTGCATTACTTATAACTTCAACAATACTGTTATCCTCAGCATTTACTAAAGCCCACATATTTATCTCCTTATAAATTATTCATTATTATAACATATAATATATACTTAAATCTATACCATAAAGTTATTTTTATGCTTCCCAAATTTTTTCTACTAAAAAATTCATAGATACAGAAATTCTTTCTTTATTAGTAGTGTTTTGACTTACTAAATGAGGTATATATCCAGGTAAAATAACAATAGAATCTTCTCTTGGTTTGTGTTGATATCTTGTTCTAGCATATAAACTATCCCAAGTTAAATCAGGAGAAGCATTATAAAAATTAGAATTGTCTTTTATCGGATCTGGATTGTCAATAATTAAATCACCACTATTTAAAGGAACTTTTAAATATACTGTAGCAGTAAAATCTGTATTAGGATGAACATGTGTTGCATTGTGATGGTTTTTTCCATTAACATTAAACCAAGCTGCTCTTGGAAACAATTTAAATTTACATGAAAGAAACATAGATACTGCTTCTCCGACATCTTTATTTACTTGATTTATAAAACTAGCGTAGACTTCTTCATTGCTCTTTACAAAATCTACTGATTGAAAACCTCCTACATTACTTACTTGTCTACCTGTTAAATTTTTTCCAAATTTAATAAATTTATCTTTTTCTTTAAAAAAAAAATCTTTTTCAAATAAAGGTATACCAAATAAACCTATAACTTTTTTGTTTTCTTTAGTCATTTACAATAGAATAACTTTACAAAAATAAAAGTAAAGTTTTTTATGGACTTGGAATACTTACTTGATCAAAGTTATAATTAGAACCACCAGCTATAGGTTCCATATCCCATGCAGCTGTTGTTCCACCATCAAAATTATTAGTGTATGCTACAAAACGACTGGTTGATTCAATTTCAGCAGTTTGCATTTTTTTTTGAGCAATCATTGTACCACTAGAATGAAAAACCATAATTCTAGCTTTGGTCGTCCTACCTCCTGGTGCTGGTTGATTTATTTGATTATCAAATATAATAAAAGGTGGGTTAGTTTGGTTATCAGCAAAAGGTGGTGGTGCATAATATGGACCTGAATTAGAAGTGCCAGAATCTCCACCAAAAGCCCATTGTGTTGCCCCTGCTGGTGTCCATCTAAACAAAACACCTGACCCAGGCATAGGAAAACCAGGAGCATAAGTTTGTGGAGAAGCTGGTCTAATAGTTAATAATTGACTCCATCTATTAGCTTTTTGGTGCATACCTATTACCCAATATCCTAATTCTTCACCCGTAGCTGCACCTGCATCATAAGCTGCTCTTATTTGACTACTTGCATTTTGTATAACGTAATTTCCTCCTGTGCCTCCTACAGTGCCTCTAGTTCCTAAAGAAGAGGAACCGTCATGTCCTCCACCCATAGTGCCACCCCAATCATTAAAATCATAGGGGTTAGTTTGTACATAATTAAATCCAGAACCTTGATTTACAGGCATACTTTCTCCTTATCCAAAATCTAATTGAGCTGCACCAAGCAGAATATTTGAAGCTGATTGAACAAAGTAAGGTATAATGTCTACATCATTAGCTCCTGTTGATATAGTCAATCCAGAAGCTCCTGCTGTTTCATAATCTGTACCTAGTGATAATGTTCTACTTCCAGTGCCATCTTGTATAATCATAATTATCCCAGCTTGACCAACTGATTCTGTTGATGGATTAGCCAATGTCACATTACCAGTAAAAGTTAGCACAAAGTTTTGAAAACTATCAAAATCTAATACTGTAGAGCCAGTTGCGTTTGCAGTTGAAGTTGCTCCTCTTTGAGCAGCAGTAAAAGTATTTGCTACATCTTTAAAAACCGTATCAGCATTATAAGCTTGAACATCACTGCCAATTGCAACACCAAGAGCAGTTCTTGCTGCTGATGCTGAAGTTGATCCAGTTCCTCCACCAGCTACTGCTAGTGCTCCAAACTCTAAAGCACTACCACCACTATTTACTTTTAAAGGAAGATTTGCTGCTCCCAAAGATGTTAAACCAGTACCACCTTTTGCAACAGTTACTGTTGGTAAACTTGCTGTGCCTATCGCACCACCTAAAGTATCTAAAGACACTTCATTAAGATTAGTTCCATCAGCATATGCAAAATACATTTTTGCTTGGTCGGTTACAAAACCAGAACCACTTGCTGTTTTTATTGTTAAGTTTGTAGGA